GAAACATCATCAAACAACCTACACTTAAGCAGGCAATCAAAGCAGCGCTTACATATAAGGGTAAGAGTTCATTATCTTTAAAAGGTCATACATTTGTATCATCTCCAAAACACATGGTTAGTATCGAAACTACATCAAAGCATATGCCTGATGTAAAACTACAAAATACTGAGAGTCCTGTAGTTAGAACTAATCATGGACATGTATTTACAGATGCAGGATACACAGATGGAATCAAATACTTATCATCTAAGTTGAGAAAAACAACCGCAGAAAAAACAGTAGATAAGGTTAGTGATTGGACAGAGATAGCAGCGGCAATGAGAAAGGAATTTTTTAAAACAAATTCACAATTAAATATGAGAAGACAAAGCGATGAAATGTGGACATCTTCTCAAACGGTGATGAATCTTACAGATAGAATATTACAGATAAATTACTTTGAAAGTAAAGTAGAATCATTCGAAGGAGTTAGGGTTGAGTTGCCAGATGGGTACACTCCTAAGATTAAGATTGAGGTTGTAAAATTACCTTAATCTCATTTTCCATAATATATATAGATATACAAAATAGGTTATATGGCTAAAGAATTTAGAAAAGATTTAATGCATAAAACCCGCCGTGAATTGGTGGATTTTGTGTTTAGGGGGGAAGACCCTAGTAAAGCGTTTGGTTACGAAAAATCCAACCCACATACTAAAAGGGAAATTGGAGAAGTATGGGAAGATGATGTATATCGTTATGAACAGAAAGAAGGGTTCGTATTAAAAACAGGTAAGAATCACGAGGCATTTCAATCAGCTAGAGAGTTTTTAAGAGAACAGGATAATTGCAAAAATACCAATTGCTCTAAAGAAAAGTATGGGCCCAACGATAAAATTTTAATTAAACAATCTGGATTTTGTATCGATTGCAATGTAGAAATAGATGCAGAGGCAGTTAAATTGGGAGTGTTCGAAGAATATAAAAATTATAGAATATTCGGTAGAGCTATTGCTAAGGCAAAAGAAGCTAAAGAACAAATACAAAGTGGTATCAAAGAACTCAAACCTCAATATGAATATATCTTAGAAAATGGGCAGACTGAGATATGGCATTTACCAAAACCAATAGATGAGATGAGAGCGGATATGGAATTAGAAATTGCTAACATTGATAAAGGATTGTTAGAATTGGAAGAGGATATAATTATATATGATAAAAAGTTAAGAGAACTTAACAACCCTATCATAAACAGAATTTTTAATGCAGGATAAACAATTATCTTTAAAAGATGTAATCAGACAAGAGTATGTTAAATGTGCGGCAGACCCCGTATATTTTATGCGTAAGTATTGTAAGATTCAGCATCCTACAAAAGGTAAGTTAAGGTTTGAGTTATTTCCATATCAGGAAAAAACTTTACTACAATTTAAAGAACACCGATACAACTTAGTTCTTAAATCCCGACAAACAGGTATCTCCACTTTAACCGCAGGTTATTCTCTTTGGAAGATGCTATTCAATCAAGATTATAACGTACTTGTTATCGCGATTAAGCAGGAGGTTGCCAAAAACTTAGTAACAAAGGTAAGGGTTATGTACGATAACTTACCGAGTTGGTTAAAAGTAGCAACACAGGAAGATAACAAACTCTCGTTACGATTAGTAAATGGTTCACAAGTAAAAGCTATTCCATCTTCACCTGATGCAGGTCGTTCGGAAGCCTTATCACTATTGGTTGTTGATGAGGCGGCTTTCGTACCGGATATTAATGAGATTTGGGCATCAGCAACTCCGGCCCTATCAACGGGTGGTAGTTGTATAGCACTTTCTACACCGAATGGTGTGGGTAACTGGTTTCATAAACAATGGGTAGGTTCAGAGGAAGGAACGAATGAATTCAATCCAATCCATCTACATTGGACAGTGCATCCTGAGAGAGACCAAAAATGGAGAGATGAACAAACAAAAGTATTAGGAGAGAAGTTGGCTGCACAGGAGTGTGATTGTGACTTTATATCTTCCGGTGATACGGTAATTGCTCCTGAAATCTTAATGTGGTATAAGGAAACATTTGTTAAAGACCCGGTTGAAAAAGGTGGATGGGATGGAAACTATTGGAAATGGGAATATCCTGATTACAATAAATCCTATATGGTTGTAGCCGACGTTGCCAGAGGTGATGCATCGGATTACTCAGCTTTCCACGTTATGGATGTGGTTAACAACGTTCAAGTTGCGGAATACAGAGGTAAGATAGATACAAAGGAATTTGGTAACTTCTTAGTTTCAGTTGCAACGGATTATAATAATGCACTATTAGTTGTGGAGAACGCAAATATTGGATGGGCGGCTTTACAACAATGTATTGATAGGGGGTATAATAACATCTATTATCAAACATCTGATTACAAATATGTTGATGTAGAAAAACAATATAGTAACAAATATGGAGCAGAAGAAAGAAGACAGGTAGCAGGATTTACAACATCAGCTAAAACTCGTCCTCTTATGATTTCCAAATTAGATGAATACTTTAAGGAGAAATCTGTAGTAATACAATCTATAAGAACAATTGATGAGTTATTTACCTTTATATGGTACACTAATAGACCGGAAGCAATGAGAGGATATAACGATGACTTAACGATGTGTCTATCAATTGGTCTGTGGGTTAGGGATACCGCACTACGTTTGAGGCAAGAAAGGATGGATTTAGTTAAACAAGGATTAAACGCATTTACATCAACTGGAAACGAAATAGGGGTGTATTCTCAGAATTCATTTAAACCAAATCCATATGAAATGGATTTTGGTAGAGAAAAGGAAGATATAAGATGGTTACTTTGATATTTATAATAAGTTTACTTATATATTAATGTTTTAGTGTAAATTCTTTATATATATGTATATACAACATAGTTTTAAGAATTATAGAAAATAATACGAAAAATGGCAGAACAAAACAATTCTTTCTTTGACAGATTACGAAAAGTATTTTCAACAGGAGTCGTTGTCAAAAAAGAAGGAAACAGAACTAAACTTATTGATACCGACAATAGTCAACAGGTAACAAATTTAAAGTCGTTAAAAGATAGATTTTATAGATTACAAACTGGGTACACTCAGGATGTATATCAGACTCAGTTATCATATCAAGTAATTCGTAGGGAGTTATTCTTAGATTACGATGCTATGGATAATGACCCTATTATAGCATCTGCATTGGATATATACGCGGATGAATCTACTACAAAAAATGAATATGGGGATGTTCTTACTATAAAAACAGAAAACCAACAAGTTAAAGAGGTATTAGAGAATTTATTCTATGATACTATGAACATAGAGTTTAATCTTTGGCCATGGGTTAGAAACCTATGTAAATATGGTGATTGTTTTATTACATTAGAGATTGCAGAAGGAGAAGGTGTTATAAACGTACACCCTCAATCAGTTTACTATGTAACTAGAACAGAAGGATTAAATGACCCTCAGAGAATTAATAGGAAACAACAAGGTATCAAATTCACCGTTGACCCAGATAAGTTTGGTAAGCATGAGTATGATAACTTTGAAATGGCTCACTTCCGTTTGTATTCGGATACTAACTATTTACCTTATGGTAAATCAATGTTGGAGAATGCAAGAAGATTATGGAAACAAATTACATTGATGGAAGATGCGATGATGATACATCGTATTATGAGAGCACCTGAAAAAAGAATATTCAAAATTGATATAGGTAATATTCCTCCTCAAGAGGTTGATAACTATATGCAGAAGATTATCAATAAGATTAAGAAAACTCCTTTTCAAGACCAAAAGACAGGAGATTACAATCTTAAGTATAATATGATGAACATCACAGAGGATTTCTTTATGCCTGTGAGAGGTGGTGATAGTGGTACTCAAATTGATACATTAAATGGATTACAATATACTGCTATTGAGGATATTGATTACTTAAAAGCTAAATTATTTGCGGCACTTAAAGTTCCAAAGGCTTTCTTAGGATACGAAGAGGATATAAATGGTAAGGCTACATTAGCAGCGGAAGATATTCGTTTTGCTAGAACAATTGAAAGAATTCAAAGAGTAGTAGTATCTGAATTAACACAGATAGCTATTGCACATTTGATTGCTCAAGGAGTTGAAGGTATGGATGCGGTTGATTTCAAATTAGAATTAACTAATCCATCTACAATCTATGAGCAAGAGAAAATCAACTTATGGGCTGAGAAAGTTAGATTGGCAACTGATATGAAAGCATTAAAGTTGTTATCTAATGATTGGATTTATCAAAACATATTTAAACTTTCTACTGAAGAAATAGATGAAGAAAGAACAAATGTAGTTTATGATACATTTGATTTAAACCGATTAAATAAGATTGAGCAAGAAGGAGTAGACCCATACGAAGAAGAACCTCAACAACCAGGTGGAGAACAACCAGCAGAAGGTGAGCAACCGGCTGAAGGAGAACAACCTGAAACGGGTATGATGGCAGAACCTGCAGATGAACAACCTACACAGGAAGCAGCTGATGCTAGTGCAGAAAATGGTAAATTAGGTGGTAGACCTCAAATGACAGGGGATAATGGTACAGATGATAATGCGTTTGGGAGAGACCCATTAGGTAAAGCAGACATCACTCGTAACTTCGGAAGGGAAACCCGCCACAAAAGAATTGGTGAAAAACTTAAAAGTATTGCTGATAAAGATAAGAAATTAAGAGATGCAATTAGAAATAAAATTAATGCAAATAACGCTAGAAAGGTTGGTAAAAAGATTATAAGTGAAGGTATGGATGGGTTAAGTGATGATACGGGTTCATTATTAGATGATAAAAACATCTTACCAGATGAATAAAAATCACTTATCCAAAATTTCCTAATATTTATAGAA